TCTGGCGGGCTTGATGGGCAGGGCGGATTCATGGCCATGGTCCACCCTCAGGAACAGATCATCGATCTGCATCGGTCGGCCCCTCGCGCTGCCACGGGCGGCGCCGCTGGCGGGAGCTCCAGAGGCGGCACCTTCGCCCCAACCTTCAACCTGGCCCACAACGGCCCCGTCTACCGGCTGCCCGATGGCACCGACGCGGTATCGATGGCTGATGCCGTGGCGATTGCCGAGGATGCTGCCGATCGGATGTGGACCTATGCCCAAAGCGTTGACGGCCGCAGGGACCTGGGGATTTTCCGCTGATGGCCACCGGCCCCTACTTCTGGACCCAGACCATCAAATGGATGGACTCCTCCGGCGTGGCCCGGGCCCGCTGGCACCGGCTCGACCTGGCCAACAATCCCCCCTTCAGCAGCTGGGATGCAGGCGACGGCGACGGGCCCCAGGCCTGGCGGTTCCAACAGTTCAACTGCCCCGGCTTTGATTCGGGCGTGGCGGCAGCATCGGTCACAATCACCTGCGCCCATTCCCCCGCCACCCTGGCCCTGGTGTTGCAGGCAGTGGCGGGGCAGTGGTTGATTCAGGTGACGCAATATCGAATCGTCCTGGGTGGCCTGATCCGGGACGACTCAGCATTGCTCGCCATCAGCGGCGGCGGTGGCACGCTGACCGGGATCTCATTCTCTGCCAGCAGCACCCTGCCGCCAGTGGTTGCCACAATTCCACCTAGAATTGCGACTACCGAATTGATCGGAACGCCCTGCGTGCTGTCGTTCTAATGGTTGCTCCTATAATGCGGTCGGGAAATAACGGAGGCGGCAACTCACGTTCGTCAAGTTCTTTTGCTGGTGACGTATATCAGTCTGCTATTAACAGTGTAGGCGCCAAGGCGCGGCCTTCTCGCTATGCAACAGGCACTAGCGCAGCAGCCCTGGGCGGGAGCATGGCCATTGGCAGCGGTAATGGAATATCAGGGGGGCTGGATCTGGGTAAAGATCAGGAAGCGATGCTGCTGTTTGAGCGAATTCCAATTGTATGGACCCGTCGAGTAGGCAATACAGGCGGGGTTTTGATTGCACCTAAAGCAACTGCCTGCAGATTTGAAACCCCAACAGAGCTACGCGAAGAACCTTATAGCGTTACATCAGGTGGGCAAATTCAGTACAGAACTGTCAGTCTTGACCTTCCCAATACTGTAAAGGTTTTTTATCATCTTGTCTTAAGTGAGGGTAATATAGGAGGTATTCAAGTACGCGATATTTTTCAAGGCCGTTGCAGGGTTGGCCAGTTCAGCCAATCACGAAACAAGCGAGCAGGAAGGTGGGCCCCTGGCAATTTCCTAAAAGATGTATATAGAAACGTTTTGCACTTTAGAACTACCACCTTTGTTGATGGAAAGAATCAGTCCGAGGCTTTATTAAACAACAATTATTTGGTCGCAAAGGCTGTCCCAGCACCCACGATATGTGGCACGGCCGGCACCTACGAAGGCATGTCCACGCTTTCGTTTTCGGTTGTTTATATCAATGGCGACGACCCTTATGGTGTTGCAAATGAAGATCAAGGATACTGGAAGCGGTCGGTACATGCTTTTATCCGCGACGGCGTTCAGTCCACCCGGCTGACTGATGGCGTTTACGGCAGCAGCAACAATCTAGCCGAGCTTTATTACTGGCTGCTGACCCACACCGGTAAGGTTTCAGAGATACAAATTGATCGCGAGTCCTTTGTTAAGACTGCCAATTTTATGGCGGTAAATGGCTTGTTTTGGGATGGCATCTTGACCGAACCAACCAGCACCAGTGACTGGCTAAACAAAGTCGGGCCTTATTTTCTGGTGCGGGAAACCAGCGTAGGCGGACGATACGGGCTAACGCCATTGCTGCCCGTCACACCTAGCGGTGCGATTGATGTTGGCCCGCAAGAGCCTAAATGGATATTTGATAATGAAGCTGTAGTAGATGGCAGCTATTCGTATCAGCTTTCAGACCCTCAGGCCAGGCGGCCATTCATCGCTGAAGTGGCGTGGCGGCAGCAGGGTGACGATGGGCTGTCAGGAATCACCAGAACTAGCACGGTCAAATATGACGACACCCCGGACTCGGCACCAATCGAAACACATGATCTAAGCCAGTTTGCAACCTCAGAAATTCATATTGCAAAAGCGATACGTTTCAATCAGGCAAAGCGCCGCCACATCACTCACTCGGCGCAAGTAACAGTCAAGCCTGGTTACTGGACTTCTGAGCTGGGCGAGGGCGACAAGGTCGCACTTCAGCTGGACCGAGAAGACCTGGAGACAGGAATTAGCGACCCAATGATTCAATGGTATTTGGTCACCAACTTGAACAAGGCCCGCGATGGGCATCTGACCCTCTCCCTGGAGCACTTCCCGGTTGACGCGCAGCTCCGATCCCTGGTGGCGCTAGACGTGGCGGCAGTGACGGTAGCGGGTGACATGTTCATCACCGGCAACAGCGGCCTTTCCTGCGATGCAGACCCCAGCAGGGCCACTGATACCTCAATCCCTGACGAGGATGCAGATAGCCGGACCGCTGAGGAGGTCTATTTCTACAACAAAAATGGGCGGTTTCCTACCAGCGGAGAGTATGCGGGTGGTGGTGGCGGTGGCAACTTTGTGGCTGGGGGTGGTGTTCCAGCTGCCCCTCCTGGCGGTGCTGGCGGCGGCAGCGGCGGCAGCGGTGGTGGTGCCCCTGCCCCGCTACCACCAACCGGCCCGGTTGAGCCTCCTGGCATCCCAGCCCAACCTGGCACCCCTGACGGCCCGGCGGATCCACCGTCACCTCCACAGCCGCCGGTTAACTTTACAAAATATGTCCTGCTTATGAGTTTTGCGAGAATATCTAGCCCTGGTGGCTTAATTAGGCAAATTGATATTTCCGTCACTCCTGGCCAGGTAGCGGCTAAGATATTTGAAGACGCAAACTTTACCCGCGTCAGAATATATAACGCAGACGGGACGCCTACAGCTATTGTCAATGAATACCAGCACCTGGCGGATGGCACCATTTCGGGGTCCTGGGACTGGAGATTTGAATTTTCCACCTTGACCGGGGTGTAGTCCGATGGCGACTTTTCCTGACCTCATCCCTGCCGATGCCATTATCACCCCCGGCGCGATCTCTGCGGCGGTGGTTGCGGGGTACGACGGCAGCACCGTCACCACCACGGCCGACACCATGGCCACCGGCGACACGCTGACCCTGCCGTTCAAAAACTTGACCGAAGCCGAGGCCAACAGCGTGCGCAACCATGCACGCGACCAGCAGGGCCGCCCGTTTGCCTTCGATGCCGTCACCCTGGCCCCGGCCTTGTCGCGGCCTGGCTATGCCTGGGTCTACGCAGCGGACCCCCAGCAGGAAGACATTCGATCGGTTACTAACAGCGAGCTGTATTTTCTGACATGCACGTTCCGGGCGGTGCGGGTGCGGGTGGCACTAGTCCCGACCGCTACATCTCGCATCGTGTTGCGAACCACGGCCGCCAGGGCGCTGCCAGCTGGGCCTCCCGCTGCCACCTCAATTATCCGTCTGACCACCACGGCGGCCGGTGTCCCGACGACTCCCCCAGCCGCCAGATCGCTGATCCTGCTCCGCACCACAGCGGCCAACACGCTGGACACAACTATCTACGATCCATTTTTTGAATCAAATCTATTCCTATGCGGCTTCAATGGAGCAAACGGCTCCACCACATTTGATGATGAAGGCCCGCTAAATCTGACGCTGACCGCAGTTGGCAACGCGCAAATATCAACCGAACAATCAGTATTTGGCGGCAGTTCGCTGAAACTTGATCAGCCCAACACCGATAGCACTGCCAGTGCGGTGCAATTGCCGACAGACTCTCGGCTGCTAATAACGGGCGAATTTACACTTGACGCTCGCGTCAGATTGCGTAACGCAAAAAACAACACGATTTTAGGCAAGTCAACTGGAACTCAGATTGGTATAGATTCAAACGAGAATAATATCTACATGATTCATTCAGGCGGCCAGGCTTTCCAGGCGTACTTTCCAGCAGTTAATACATGGCTGGCCCTGAGATACACCAGAAAGCTAAATACTGCTGGTACTGGGTGGGTGTATTACTATTTTGTGAATGGTGATTTAGTGATGGCCCGAGACTCGGAAACCCTTGGAAGTTTAGATTTTTCGGGCAGCAGGATTGGCTGGATTGCGTTTAAAGGCGCTCACGCATATATTGACGAGATAAGGCTAAGCGCAATCTGCAGGGGAACCACAAATTACACCGTAGACACCGCCCCATTCCTCCGGCAATAGGGCAGCCCCTAGTCAGCAGCCCGGAGCGACACCCCAGACACCAGCCACAGCCCCCCAGGCTGCAGGCTCCAGCTGGGTGCCGAGGCATAGCGCCAGGCCGTCACGGGCGGCGGTGATGTACGCCCGATCCACACAGCAGCCGGCAACCCCCAGGCAGACAGCAGCCCCACCGTTCGCCAGTGCTCGACGTGGTCCTCGAATTGCGCGGGGGTCAGCAGCGGCAACGGCAGTGCCACAGTTTGACCCCGGACGACATCGCCCGTTCTGAAGCGCCGGTCGATTTCATCGGCGATATTAAATCCCCCCAGAGTGTGGGGCCTGCCGATTGGGAGCAGGGATGCAGGAAAATCCATCAGGAGGGATACGAAGGCGTAATCTCAATCATATTTATCCCCATTGAGAATGCAGCGCCATTAGAAGAAT